CTAGAAATAGTTCTTTTTTATTGTATTATTAATAATATCTCCAACTTTTTCTAGAGTATCTTTAGTAACAGGAGTATTACCATTATTTATATGACCTTTCCATTCTTTATTAAAAGTATAACTACCATTAGTACAGAGTGTTTGTGCTATTAACATTATCCAGTTACCAACAGCATTTTGTTCAGTACTAGATAGATTATCTATAAGAGCAAGCCCAATAACAAAGGCTAGAGTAGTCAATGCTTTATCTTCAATATTTTGATTATTCATAGTAAATTTTATTCATTAATAGCATAAAATAGTAAAAAATAGTTAAAATAATTATTTATCTTATTGACATAAGTACTTAAAAATGGTATACTTAATTTGTTCTTCAAGAAGGATGCTCTAACAATAGTAGATAGCATTTATCTTGTATGAAAAGTTAATGTTTATATAGTAATGGACCCTTAGCTCAGTTGGTTAGAGCATCCGGCTCATAACCGGGCGGTCGCAGGTTCGAGTCCTGCAGGGTCCACCATAATGTGCGGGTGTGGCGAAATTGGCAGACGCGCTAGACTTAGGATCTAGTGGTTTATCCGTGGGGGTTCAAGTCCCTTCACCCGCACCAAGTGTTTGTTAACCCTTATTTGATAAGGGTTTTTATATTTTAAAATGTTATTAGGTACATTTTAGGTACATTTTTTTAGTTATTTATTTATATTTTCAATTAAATTAATTACTTCTTCCAATTTAGAATCATACATATGAGAGTATCTATTTAGTGTCATTGATATATCACTATGGCCTAAATATTTTGATACAATAGTTATGTTTGCACCATTATTGATTAATAGAGAAGCACAAGAATGTCTAAAGTCATGAATTCTAATTCTTTTGACTTCAGCTATATCACACCATTTATTTTTCTTTCTCTCTATTGAAGTATCTGCTAGTGGCTTGAAAGTTCCAAATACAAAGCATTCATTTGTAAATCCATCCAATACAGAATATTCTTTATAAAGCGTTTTTAAGCCTTCTAATGCATTTTTAGGAATTGGAATAGTTCTATTACTAGATTGTGTTTTTGGAGGAAAAATGACATATTTTTGCCCCTTTATTTTTGATGTTAAAGTTTTATTTATTGAGATTGTCCCTTTTATAAAATTTATATCGTTCCACGTTAGAGCCTGTATTTCACCTCTTCTTAGTCCACAAAAGTACAATATTTCAAAAAAGACTTTGTACATATTATCATCTACAATACTAATGAACTTATTGAACTCATCATAAGTCCAAAAAAGCATTTCTTTTTTCATTTCGGTAGGATTTTTAAATTTACCAATACTTTTAGGAACTTTTGAATCAACATTATATAGTAAATTGGCATAATCAATTAAAGATAATACTAATGAATGTAATTGATTTTTGTATACTGTAGATAATCCTAATTTATTCATTTCATCTTGAAATAATAAATATTGTTTGGCAGTAAGCTTTTCGATTTTTATATTTCCTAATATTTTTCCAATGTGTTTATAATATCCTTTAATTCTGATTATGGTAGTTTCTCTACAATTCTTTTTTTTATATATAAGATACTCATTATATATGTCATCGAATGTAGGAGACATAGTAGTTGTGTTACCTGTTAAAATTAAAAATTTTGCTTCTTCCTTAATTGCTTCTTCTTTAGTAGAAAACTTCTTACTTTTCTTTTGCTTTATATTACCGTAAATATCTCTATAATTGCATTTAAAATACCATATCTTGTTGTCTTTTGTTTTTTCTGTTTTTGTTTTATACACTGGCATAAAAATCACTTTCCTTTCATTTTATTATTGAAATAGAATTGTTTCTATGCTATAATTATATTGCATAGAAAAATCCTAATCGTGCTAGATTTTGATTATTTTATGTACTACGACTAGTTCTGTTCCAGCAGTTCTAGTCTTTTTATTTTGTATTTTTACATATATATTCTATTTCATTAAGTAATGCTTCACTATCTAAATTGTTACCGTAAGTAAAGTCAGTTATATATATTTGCTTTCCACATACATTATAGGCTTTGGGTTCAATTTTGTACATATTTTCGTTATTTTCTTTTTCAACATTATAAAGATAAAACAAAAATAATGCTATAATTACTCCTATAATAATTTTATCAACCTTGTTATTCATATATCCTCCTAACATCTTATATAAAAACATTTAAGTTAATATATTTTCAGTTATCAATTATTATCTTTTATTTTCTTATTGTATTCTTCTACAGAGATTAAATCACTATTCAGAAGGTTATCTAATATTTTTTTTCTTTCATTAAACCAAACTTCTTTAGAAATATAATTTTCTTTCAACAGCTTGTTTAAAAAACCAAGATTTGCATTTGCTGCAAATAAGCCATTCTCTTTTTTTAGATATTGTTCTTTGGTAAATACTAGATAGTCATTTTCTTTTGATTTTAAAATATTAATTAATTCTTCACTATCCATTGGTGAGTCATATCCCATCAACCAAGCTGGAGTGACTTTCAATGCAGTAGCAATTTTAAAAAGATTGTTTTGCTTTGGTAGGTAACTTCCATTGATATATGAACTTAATGCTCCTTTATTAATACCAGTGGCTTTAACAATGTCAGATTGTTTCATTCCCCTAACTGCCATTGCTTCTTTTATTTTTTTTCCAACTAAATTTTCCATATATACCCTCCTTTTAATAGTTATCTGTATATATAATAGCATAAAAAAAACAGATTATCAAGTAAAAAAGTTCAATTTTCTAAACAAAAAGTGTTGACATATATTTATTTGTATGTTATCATTTAATTGAGTTTAGAAAACTAAACTAAAAATTGGAGGTGTTATTTTGGAAAAGAGAATAATATTTGATTATAGTTTGTTAGAAGGTAAAATAAAGCAATTTTACGATACGCAAGAAAATTTTGCAAGTGCCATACCAATGAGCAGAAGTGCTTTAAATAACAAGTTAAATAACAGAACTGATTTTTCTATAAGAAATATCAAAAGAATATCAGAATTGTTAGATATTTCACATGAGGAAATAGGAAATGTTTTTTTTAAAGTTAAAAGTTTAGAAAACTAAACTAAAAAAATAGATACTGGAATATCTATAAAATCTAGCACGAGAAAGGAAAATAAAATGGGAAAAAATAAAAAGAGACCTGTTAGTAATTATATAGAACAGGAACAAGTATTAAATAAACCTTGGTTAAGCACAGAAGATTTAAAAATTATATTACCACTAGGAACTAATGCGATAAATAATTTTAGAAAATCAATCTGTGATGAAATGGATAAAAACAACGAGTTTTATTTCAAAACTAGGCCTATATTAGTTCCTACTAGAAAAGTAGTAGAGAAGTTAAATATAGATGTTGCTTTAATTAGAAGAGAAGCAAATAAGATGAGAAAGGCGGTGATGTAAATGAAAACATTCTTAAATAGAAATAAAGGAATAATTATCTTTTATGGATTGTTAGTGTTAATTACATTAGCAGTTACAAATGATGTTACAATACAAAAAATATCTGCTAGTAATAGTTCGGTAACACAACTAGCAGATAAATAATAAAAATAAAAAGTTCGTGTTAACTTTTTACATACATAATTATAGCAAAAAGTATGGTTTTTGTCAAATAGGGGATTTTGGTTGAGAAAAGATGGAGGCAATATGGATGATAACAAGAGTTTTATAAAACTTCATAGAAAGATGTTAAAGTGGGAGTGGTACAACGATAATAACACAAAAATATTATTTATCCATTTGCTTTTGATAGCTAATTGGGAAGATAAAAAGTGGCAAGGAAGAATTATTAAAAGAGGTCAGGTCGTAACTGGAAGAAAAAAATTAAGCAAGGAAACCAGTTTGACAGAGCAGCAGGTGAGAACATCATTAAATAAGTTAATTTCAACCAACGAAATAACCATCGATGTAACCAACAAATATTCTTTGGTAACTATTGTAAAATATGATAATTATCAACAAAGAGAGGAAAAACTTAACCAACAAAATAACACTCAAAATAACCAACAAGTAACCAACAATCAACCAACAAATAACCAACAAGTAACCACAACTAAAGAATATAAAGAAAATAAAGAATATAAAGAAATAAATAATAATAGTGTTGTTGTTAATAAGTTATTTATATTTGTAGAAGAAAACTTTGGAAGAACACTAGCACCACTAGAATATGAAGAAATTAGAACTTGGAAAGATAACGATTTGACTAGATATGCTATTAAGCAAGCAATTTTAAATGGCAAATATAACATAAAATATATTTCAAGAATTCTTTCAGCATACGAAAGAGAGAACGTTAAGACAGTTCAACAAGCCCAGGTAAGGGAAAGAGAGTATGATATTATGCGAAAGAAAAACATCACTTATCAATCGAAGAATCCTGATTGGTTTGATAAAAATATAGCAAAGGAAACTTCAAAAGAGTCTCAGAAAGAATTAGAAGATTTGTTAAAAGATTTTAAATAAAAAAAGAGAGGTAGAAAGAATGAAAGAAGAAATGCAAATAGCAGTGGTAGAACAATTACCAAAAATTACTGAAAAAATTAAAGAAGTCGGAGCAGAATTAGATAAAAGACTTGAAGATCTAAACTTAAATTCATTAGTCTGCAGTGAAGATACAAGAAAGTCTATCAAAGAACTAAGAACTAAATTAGGAGCAGAACTTAAAGATTTTGAAAGACAAAGAAAAGACATAAAAGAAAAAATCAATGCACCTTATGATTTATTTAATAAAACTTATGAGGCAGAAATAAAGTCAAAATATCAACAAGCAGATTTAACATTAAAGACTAAAATTGATGAAGTTGAAAATGGCATAAAAGAAAAGACTAAGGAATTAGCATTAGAGTACTTTAATGAATATAAAGCTTCCAAGACAGTTATCAAAGATAATTACTTATCATTTGAAGAACTTAACTTACAAATTGGTTTAGATGGTTTAACCGATAAAGGAGCATTGGTAAAAAAATACAAAGATGCAATTATTGAAAAAGTAGACAATGTCGAAAGAGACATTGAAACAATAAACACTATGGAACATAATAGTGAAATACTTGTTGAATATCTAAAAAATAAAAACTTGTCTTTGGCTATCAAAGAAGTAAATGATAGACATGTAATATTAAATCAAGTACAAAAAGATTACGAAATAGTACAAGAGGAACAAAAGCAAGAAGAAAAAGTTATTGAAAAGGTAGAAAAAAAACTATCAGCACCAAATGAGGAAGAAAAGTTATATACTATAAAATTCAAAGCAACTTCAACAAGAGAAAACTTATCGTTTTTAGTTAATGTAATGAGGGAAAGAGGTATAGAGTATGAACAATTCAAATAATGAAATAGTAGTTAAATACGAAGTAGAAGGACAAGAAATAAAACTTACACCTACAATAGTACAACAATACATAGTAGGTACGGATGCAAAAATAACTTTACCAGAGTTTAAAATGTTTACTGAACTTTGCAAAGTAAGAAAATTAAATCCATTTTTAAGAGAAGCTTATTTAATTAAATATTCTAATAAGCAACCAGCTAGTATTGTGGTAGGTAAAGATGCAATTTTAAAAAGAGCAGTTCTTAACGATCAATACGATGGTATGAAGTCAGGAATAATTATACTAGCTGAATCTGGTGAAGAAAAAGAAAGAAAAGGAACATTTAAACTACCTAATGAAACATTAGTTGGTGGTTGGGCTGAAGTGTTCAGAAAAGATTGGAAAAATTCAATTTATTGTAGTGTTGCTTTAGAGGAAGTTATCCAAAAAAAGAGTGATGGTACTCCTAATGCAAATTGGACTAAGCAACCTGCTACTATGATTGAAAAAGTAGCCAAAGTAAGAGCATTAAGAGAAGCTTTTGTAGAAGATTTAGCAGGTATGTATGAAGCAGAAGAAATGAATGTTGATTTACCTGAGATAAAAGAAGAACCAATAATTAATCAGGAAGAAGTAGTTGATGCTGAATATGAAGAAGTATCAGCCGAAGAAGTAGATATGAATGAACTATAAGATTATTAATACTGGTTCGGATGGAAATGCTACAGTGTTAGAAGGTATTATTTTAATTGATTGTGGAGTGTCTTTTAAAAAGTTAAATGAATGTTATAAGCAACTTAAAATAGTCCTTCTCACTCACATTCATCAAGATCACTTTAATAAAAAAACTATATCTAAATTAGCAATAGAAAGACCAACATTAAGATTTGCATGTTGTAAGTGGTTAGTAGAAGATTTAGTTAAATGTGGAGTGAATAAAAAAAATATTGATGTAGTAGAAATTGGAAAGAAATATAATTATGGAATATTAAAAATAATGCCAATTAAGTTATATCACGATGTACCTAATTGTGGATACAGAGTATTTATCAATGATAAAAAAATAATTTATATGACTGATACTAAAACATTAGAAGGTATTACTGCAAAAAACTATGATTTGTACCTAGTTGAAGGTAATTATGAAAATAAGGAAGAATTACATAATAGAGCAGTAAATGAAATATATGAAAGTAGAGTTATTAATACTCATTTATCAAAAGAATATACATCTGAATGGTTAATGAATAATATGGGAAATAATTCAGAATATGTATTTATGCACGAGCATAAGGAAAGGAATAAGAATGAAATTAGGACAGGAAAAGATAGATAAGATAGAGGAAATAACACTTACTGACTATGAATCGGTAGATGGCTTTGTTTCAATTGAAAGTGCAGAATGTATTATTGATGACTTGCTTACTGAAATTAGTAGTTTAAAAAAAGCACTTAAAAGGAAGAAAATTGTTTGTGAGCCAGACTACGATGAAATAGGAAAAGACATAAGATTTGGTATGTAGTTGGTGTGGAGAATATGTTTACATCAATGAAAGGGAAGAATTTAAAGATAAATTAATGAAATTATTAGGAGGAATTAAGAAATGAACAAGGCAATATTAGTTGGAAGATTAACTAAAGATCCTGAACTTAAAATGACAGAAAACACAAAAAGAGAAGTATGTCAATTTACTATAGCGGTAAATAGACCATATACAAATGAAGATGGTGAAAGAAAGGCAGATTTTATTAATTGTGTAGTATGGGACAAGCTAGCGGAGAATCTTTCTAAATATCAAAAGAAAGGTAATCAAGTGGCAGTAGAGGGAAGAATACAAACTAGAAATTATGATGATAAAGATGGTAAGAAAGTATATGTTACTGAAGTGTTTGTATCAAATGTTACTTTTCTTGATAGTAAAGGTAGTAATGATAGTGTAAACAATCTAGAAGAACCACCAGTAAAACCTGGCTCAATAACTACTGAACAAATTGATAGTATGCCTACAGCAAACGATCCATTTGCTAGCTTCGGAAACGAAGTACAAATTAATGATGATGATTTACCATTTTAGGAGAAATGAAAATGAAAAATTATTGTGATAAATGTGGTAATTGCAGCAGATGTGGGAATTGTTGCTCGGCTATGATACCACTTACTAGAAAAGAAGAAAAACAAATAAGAAATTATATCAAAGAAAATCAAATTGCACCAGAATTTTTTCAAAATGAAAATAATATAAATTTACAATGTTGTTTTTATGACAGAGAAAAAAAAGAATGCAAAATATATAATGTCAGGCCGAAAATATGCAGAAGTTTTAAATGTAACAGACCTATATCAGAATTAAATAAAGAAAGAGATGAAAATCATACAAAAGTATATTGGAATAATATTGTTGATGGTAAAGAAAATAATATAACTGATATGAGATTGCTATTTTATAATGATCCAAGAAGCTTAATATATAACCTTGTTTATGCAATAACCGATGGAACAATGAAGATGGATGAAGAACGTTTCACGTTTTTAAAAAGATATTTAAATAGTTGTGGGCAAAAAGGATTAGCAAAATGTATGAAAGGTGATTTTTATGATAGATGATACTGGAAAGATAGACAAGTTCTTACCACTAATATTTAGATTAGATAAAGATACTATCTACGATGTAAAAATAGATAAGCATAGAGAAAAGAGAAGTTTAAATGCAAATGCTTATCTTTGGAAATTAGTAACTGAAATAGGAAATATTATGAGGCTTTCAAAGGAAGAAGTATATGAAAATATGCTTAAATCATATGGTCAATCTATAATGATACCATTGCCAAAAGGAAACAATCCAAGCGGATATTCTAAGTATTATGAATATGAGTGCAGTAAGCAGTTAAATGGCAAAGATGCTGATTGGTATAAGATTTATAAAGGCAGTAGCGAGTATGATACTAAAGAAATGAGTATATTACTTGAAGGTGTTGTACAAGAAGCTAAAAACTTAGGCATAAAAACTAAAGATGATATTGAATTAGAGCGATTATTAGAGGAGTGGTGTTAATGAGGGATTACAGTGTTATTATAAAAAAAGCATTAAAATATTTATCAATGCTAAAAAATGGTAAGCAAATTAAAACTGCTCCTCAACTTTTAGATTTAAAGGAAACAATGGAAAAATTAGAGGAACTATTGTATGAAAAGAAATAGTCAGTATGCTTTATACAAAGGAGAAAAGCTTGTTGGAATCGGAACAAAAAAAGAATTAGCAGAACTACTAAAAGTAAGAGTTGAAACAATAACTTTTTATACAACACCAACGCACAGAAAAAGATGTAAAAATGGTTATTGTGTAGTGAAAATAGAGGAGGAAAAAATGAAAGGGGAAATATTAGATATTGAAACTGCTCAAGAGTTAGCAGGAAATAAAAAAGAAATAGAAAGACTAAAAAGAGATAAAAACTTTGCAGAAGAAAAACTTAAGGCATTTCAAAAAAAATATGACAAGATGGAACAGAGAAATACTTTTCTTGAAAGTAGAAATAAAATATTAGAGCTAGTTGAATCATACTTACCCCACAGAATAAATGTAATATCTAACATGAAAGATACTAGATATGACTATTCAATACTAGAGTTAAAGAAATTATCAGATGCATTGGATATGGAAAAAGAAAAATTAGAGAATAAAGGGGATGGAGAAGATGAACGAGAGTGAGTTCAAGTTACAATTCTATTTCAATCTCTATAAAGATAAATCAATGATTAATTCAAGTATGTTTAGAGCAAAGTTTAAGAAATTACATGGTGATTTTAAGTATTTGGACAAGCTAGTTGTAGCAATAGAAAACTACCAAATTAAAAAGTATGGTTGTACTTTAGGAAATGGATCTATGGATAAAAATAGTAGACCAGAGAGGATTAGAAAATTATGAAACCCAGGGAATTAACTGAAAAGGAAATAAAAAAATTACAAAAAAAGTTTCCACAAATTAAAAAAAGAATACCTAAAAAAAGATTAAATAAAGAAGAAATACAATACAGACAAGCACAAAGAAAAGCAAAGTGCGAAAATGTGTGTATATTTCTAATAACTATATTCTTTCTAGCAATGGCAATAGCGGGAATTATGGCTATCTACTTGATGTGGAATTATAAGTGGTAAGGAGGAAAAATAATGTTTTATAATTTAAATGGAATTAGAACAGAAATCAAACAATTAGGCAATACAATTTCTAAACAATTGATAAATATTAAAAATGATATACCATATCAAAGTGAGATAGAAATAGAAAATAAAAAATTATTAGATAGTAATGTAAAACTTAAAGAACAATTAAAACAAATAGAAGGTTCATTAATATCATTACAAGAAGTAAATGAAAAGTTATTAAAATATATTGAAGAAATTGATGAGGTTAAACAAAGTGGAGGTATAAAAACTCAAACATTTGATTATTTTAATCCAATAATTAATAGATCTTTAAGACACGAAATAAAAATAATTCCTGAATTGAAAATAGCAAGATTAGTAGAAGCAGAGAGAGATGATTAAATGCTTATATTATATATACCATTAATATTCTGGGGGTTAATTGGTATAGGAGCCATAATAGGCTTAATTATTATGATAAAGGAGTGGAATAAATGAAATTAGAAGTTGGAATGTATGTACGATATGGCGGGGTAATAAAAAAAATAAAAGAGTTAGTTGATTTTAACGAAAGAGAATATAAATTAAATGGATTTTATATAAATAAAAAAAGTATTCAAGATGCTAGTTATGACATAATAGATTTAATTAAAGTAGGAGATTATGTTAACGGCTATAAGGTGTCATTAAAAGGTTATGATTATGCACACTTCGTACAATGTGATTATTTAGTAGAAAATGGAACAACTAACCACTATAAATTTTATAAACAAGCCATTAAATCAGTCGTAACAAAAGAATTATTTGAAATTGCAGAATATAGAATAGGAGAATAAGTATGAAAAATATAAAAATATTTACTAACAATATTGAACAAGAAGCAACAAATCAAATAAATGAATTATTAGACCAAGAGGCATTTAAGGATAGCAAAATCCGTATAATGCCTGATGTTCACGCTGGTAAAGGTTGTGTGATTGGTTTTACTGGTGATTTAGGAAATAAAGTAATTCCAAATATAGTTGGTGTTGATATTGGCTGTGGTATGTTATGTGTTGAATTAGGCAACATTGATTTAGATTTAGAAAGATTAGATAAAATTATTAGTGAATATGTTCCTAGTGGAATGAATGTCCACGAAAATCAAAGATATAAGTTTTTAGAGTTAGAGCAACTATATTGTTATAAATTATTAAAAAATAAAGATAATTGGTTAGAAAAATCTATGGGAACATTGGGTGGTGGAAATCACTTTATAGAAATAGATGTTGATGAAGATGATAATAAATATTTAGTAATACATACAGGCTCAAGAAATTTGGGGAAACAAGTTGCCGAAATATATCAAGAGAAAGCAATTAAATACTGTTCTTATGAAGATGAGATGAAAGAAGAAAAACAAAAACTTATAAAGGAATATAAAGAACAACACAGAGAAAAAGAAATACAAGATAAATTAATTGAAATATCAAAAAAATATGAGGGTAAAACAAAATTACCAAAAGATTTATGTTATTTAGAAAAGGATTTAAGATCACAATATTTATACGATATGAGAATATGCCAAGAGTTTGCTAAAGACAATCGTTTGTCTATAGCAAAACAAATATTATGTAATTACTTTGAACTGCCATATTATGAAGGATATAAAAGTGTAAGATTAAGGGAAAAAGCAATATCCTCTTGCGATTGGTATACTCAAGATATGATTGAGAAGGATTTCTGGTATTTTGAAACAATACATAATTATATATCATTTGAAGATAACATAGTTCGTAAAGGTGCTATATCTGCTAAAACAGGTGAAATGGTATTAATACCAATGAATATGAGAGATGGTTGTATTATTGGAATAGGAAAAGGCAATGATGATTGGAATTGTTCAGCTCCACATGGAGCAGGTAGAATAATGTCTAGGATAAAAGCAAAAGAGACTTTTAATTTAGAAGAATATAAAGAAAGTATGAAAAATATTTATACAACATCAGTAAATGAAAATACAATTGATGAAGCACCATTTGTATATAAACCAATGCAAGAAATAATTAATAATATAGGGGATACAGTAGATATTATTAAAATTATTAAGCCAATATATAATTTCAAAAGTGATGAATAGGAGGTAATTATGAAAGATATAAATATAAATTATGAAGGTTTAACCTTTGAAGAAAAAATAGATTTAAAAATAAATTACTTACTTAGTTTACCAGCAAGCCCAGAAGTAAAAGGGGCATTGATTAATTTAAAATGGGTACTAGAAATATATCAAGAAGAAAAAGTGAAAGGGAAAGTTAGGTAATATGAGAGCATGTTGTAATAAAAAAGAAGATAATTTTATAACATATCATCAAAATAGAGAAAAAGAAATTGATAGAGTTAGAGAATGGGAAAAACTTAACCCAGAAAAAAGAAAGGAATACACTATAAAATATTATAAAACTGAAAGAGGCCACAGATTATTTAGAAAACAATACCCATGGAGGTAAATAATGATAAAAAAAGAAATATATCCAAAAACAAAAAGAGTTAGTTGCAAAGGAGATAAAGTATATCTTACCGAAAAGATAGATGGTAGTAATTTAGTATTTTTTAAGAAAGATGACAAATTATACTTTGCACAAAGGAATAATATTATTTGCATTGATGAAATTGAAGAACAAAAAGTAGCAGAACTAGTTAATTTGCCAAATAAAGAACAACTAGACAGTATTTATGAGAAGTATACAAACAAAGTTAACAGAAATGTTGAAGGATTTGTAATTAATTATAAAAATATAATAAGTAAATATGTGAGAATGAAAAATGGTCAATTAAGAGAACATTTTGATAGAGGAGAATAATAATGAAAAAAATAATAGGAATATTTTCAATAATAGTTTGTTTAATATTTATAACTGGTTGTAGTGATGCATCAGTTGTTAATGAGAACTTAACAAAAGATGCTGATAACTTTAAAGTCTATAGACACATTGTGTTTATAAATAACATTACTGGAGAGTATCTTTTAGAAATAACAGGTTATTGTAATATAACCGCTGATGTAGAAGATAAACAATTAGAAACTATCTGCAAAGATAATAATGGTGGATATATTAAAAACTTTTTAGGAGTTAATGAAACGACTACATATTTTGTCGAACAAATAGATCCTAAATATGTTAGTGATAAACATTATAACTTAATTATTAAGCCAAGTACTTTAATACCGACAGTTGAAATTAGATAAATTAAAAGGAGGGAATAAATAATGAAGTTAATATTAGGAAAATTAAACAATGGTGCTATATTTTACTGGGATATATCTCATATGCAATTAAAACCATCTGTAGGAGATTATGCAATAGTAGGAAATAAAAATGATTATGATCTAGTAAAGATAATAGGAATAGTAGAAACTAGTGGAAAATATTGTAAACAATTAACTCATGATTGTGAATTAAAACAAGCTGTATGCTTATTAAAAAGAAATATGATTAGAAATGATTAGAAATATTAGGGGGAATAAGGTTATAGAAAGGGGAAGTAAATGTATATAGAATACAATGAACTGTTAAAGCAATTCAAAAAAGCAGAGAGAAACTATAATGAAGCATTAGAAAAGAAAAGCGAATTAATACTATCTGTAATGCCAGGAGCGGTTAAACCTAAAGAAGTTATGGTAACTATAAATACTTCACCAGACACTAATTTAATTAACTACACGAGTGAAATAGATGAAGTTGATAAATTGATTAACCAAAGCAGAAACACGCGAGATATGCTAAATTATGAGCTTAAGAAGAAGTTAATCAAAATGAAAGAAGAAGGGGATGTATATGATAAGATATATATTTATAGATGGATAGAACATAAGTCTGTGTATAAATTTCATAAATTAGTTGGTTATAGTAAAACACAAGTATATGATTATATTTCAGAAATGAAGAAAAAATTATATAAAAATGAAAGTTCGGACAAAATCGGACAAATCTAGGTATACAATGATATTGTGATAATATATAGTTCACATATTATACCTCACACTACCTATTAGTAGGTAGTATACTGATAATATATAAAAAGCGCGGGTTGAAAGTTAAGGTTAATTTGCTTTTAATATCACTATAAAAATCAAAGTACAAGATTAGTGATTACTTTCAAGAGAGTTAGGTTGAGTATGGCCAACAAAACACCTATAAATACCTTTATATTATTAGTATAGTACTTACTAATACGAGATTACATACCTCCTTTACTCTATTAAATGATATTTTTCTTTTTCATTTAGTATGTAATCAGAATATGGACACACTAGTGTCTTTTTATTATGCAAAAAAAGGGTTGATTAGTATGAACTATAAAAAGTGTATGAAGAATAATACTTGCAAAACTTGTAGTGATTATTTGTTTTGTAAAGAAGAAACACCAAAAAGGGGTAAAAAGAAAAACAAGAAGGCAAACTTGTATAAAAATAGGAAGTGATGAAGATGGCTTTAAATATGAGACAAGAAAAATTTATTCAAAACATAATTAAGGGTATGAGTCAAAGGCAAGCTTATAAAGATGTTTATAAATCTAAATACAGTGATAAAGCAATAGATGAGCATGCAAGTACTTTATTTAATTCTGCAAAGGTTCAGGAAAGGTATAAGGAACTATTGAAAGAATTAGAAGATAAGGCTATTATGAGCGCTAAAGAACGAATGATATGGTTATCGAAAGTTGTAAATGGTGAAATATTAGAAGATGTACCATTAATGACTGATATTAATGAAGATAAAGTAAATACAATAAAATGCCCTACAAAATTAGACACTAGACTTAAAGCTTTGGATACACTTAATAAAATGAGTGGAGAATATACAACAAAAGTTGAAGCTGATTTAGATTTTAATATAAGAGTTGAATTAGATGACTAGAGAAATTAAAATATCAATATCAAAAAAGGTATTTAATGATGTATATATACCTTATTTAGATAATATAAGCAGATATTTGATATTTTATGGTGGCGCTGGTAGTGGTAAGTCTTTCTTCATTGTTGAAAGATACATATATAAAATACTTAATTCAAAATTAATGAACTTATTAACAGTTCGTGCTACTGGTAAGAGTAATAGAGATAGTACATTTGCTTTGTTCAAGCAGGTTATTAATAAATGGCATTTAGGTATGCACTTCAAAATAAACGAAAGTGATCTAAGAATAAAATGTTTACTTAATGGCAATGAAATAATATTCAGCGGACTAGATGATGTTGAAAAGTTAAAATCAGTTACTTTTAGCAAAGGTGAACTTACTGATATATGGATAGAAGAAGCTTCTGAAATACTAGAAAGTGATTTCAATCAATTAGATGTCAGATTAAGAGGTAAAGGAACTAAAAAGCAAATAGTTATATCTTTTAATCCGATTGATATTAATCATTGGCTAAAAAAGAAGTTCTTTGATGTACCAAGAGATAATTTAACTATAGTACATACAACATATAAGGATAATAAGTTCTTAGATGAAGATTATAAGAAGTTACTAGAAAGTTATAAGTATACTGATGAGTATTATTATAATGTGTACTGCTTAGGTCAATGGGGTGTTCTAGGAAAGACTGTATTTGATGCGAGAGCAGTAAGCAGAAGATTGCAAGAAATAACTAGACCAATCAAAACTGGTTATTTTGAATATAAATATGATGATACAATGCCTATTGGAAAGAAGATTACTGATGTAAAATGGGTAAATGATGAAAATGGTTATATAGAACTATATGAATTGCCTAACCTATACAAATATTGCATAGGTGGTGATACTGCTGGTGATGGCTCTGACTGGTTTACTGGGCATGTACTTAATGCAAAAACTGGCAAACAAGTTGCAAGGCTAAGACATCAAATGGATGAGGATCTATATGTAAGGCAAATGTATTGTTTAGGTTGGTATTATGCTAATAAAAACTTAAAAACTGGTGTAGTAACACCTGCTCTTATGTGCATTGAAAGTAACTTTAGCAGTTTTCCTAATAAAGAACTAGTAAGGTTAGGTTATCCTAATATGTTCGTAAGGGAGAAAGAAGATAGATATACAGGTATAATGGACAAGTCTTATGGCTTTAAGACCACTTCATTAACAAGACCTGTTATAATAGCAGAACTAGTTAAAATAGTTCGTGAATCTGTTGAACTAATAAATGATAAATTAACACTTGAAGAGATGCTAACTTTTGTCAGAAATGAAAAGGGAAGGCCAGAAGCACAACAAGGAGCCCATGATGATTTGGTTATGGGGCTTGCTATAGCCTATTATTCAAGAGCACAAGTAATATTTGATGTTGAGCCGATAGAAGTAAGCCAAGCATTCAATTTCAAGTCAGAAGAGCCACTAGAGGCTGATTATGGAGAGGAGATAGTGATTGTATAATGAAAAAGAAAATGTTAAGAAAGTTAAGAGAAACTTGCAATGAATTAATTGGAGAGAAAGAAACTAATAAGATAATAACTGAAACGATAGAGGAAGTATTAGAAGAAACTAAACCTAAAAAGAAAACAAAAAAAGGTGATAAGTAATGGAAACAATAGCATTACTTTTTTTATTTGGTATTTTTATAATTTTATCTTATACTTTAGGACTTAAAAATGGTCAAAAGTTAAAGAACGAAGAAGAAATAAAAATACCAGAAATTAATCCTGTTAAGATAGTTAGAAATGAAATAGAAACTTTTGAACAAAAGAAGAAACAAGATGCCTATGATACTATGATGGCTAATATTGATAACTATGATGGAACAGGACTAGGACAGAAAGATATACCTAGTTAGGAGGTGTCAAGATGGATTTAAATGAATTAAAAGAAACTGATATATGGGAATTATATGAAAAAGGTAGAAACTATAATCGACTAAAGAATCTATATTCAGATACTGATAAGAATTATAGAATGTACAATGGCAATCAGTGGGCTGGATTAAAGATTAGTGGAATAGAGCCTATCCAGTTAAATATAATTAAACCTATAGTTAAATATAAAATATGTGTTATAAACGAGAATGAGTTTATGGCTGTATATAGTGCAGAAAACTTTGAGAATAAAGAGTTTAAAGAAGTGGCAAATAAAACTTGCGAACTTCTTAATAAATTAGCTGCTAAAACATGGGAAAAAAACAATATGGACTATAAGACCAGAGCCATAAGTAAACATTCTGCTATTAATGATGAATGTCCTATTTATGTAGATTATGATGAAGAAACAAATTTGCCAATAGTTGAAATATTGTCAAAAAACGATGTGTATTATGGCAATGAAAATGATTCGGACATACAAAACCAACCATATATTTTAATCAAACATAGAAAACCAGTTATTAATACTATTGAAATGGCTAAATTATCAAAAATATCAGAGGACAAATTAAAGTATATAGTTGGTGATAATGATACTTTTGAAGAGGCTGGAGAAGATTCTAGAGAAGAAAAAGATGATATGGTGACTATCATCACTAAGCTATATAAAGAAAATGGTACAGTCCATTTTAGTCAAGCAACAAGATATTGTGATATTAGAGAAGACAAGGACACTGGACTAACCCTTTATCCGTTAGAGCATATGCTTTGGGAAGAAAAAGAGGGATATGCTAGAGGAGAAGGTGAGGTTAGATATTTAATACCTAATCAGTTAGAGATTAACAAAACCATAATGAGAAGATTAATATCTGCCAAAACTACTGCTTATCCACAAAAGATTGTTGATGTATCTAAAGTTCAAAACCCTAATGCAATAGACAAAGTCGGAAGTACTATTAAAGTTAATGGCCAAACTGTAGATGATGTTAAAAAAGCAATTGGAGTTCTTCAACCAGCACAGATGAGTGCAGATGTCGAAAAGGTAATGAATGAGTTAATATCTACTACTAGAGAATTAGCAGGTGCGGGTGATATCGCTACTGGTGATGTTAATCCAGAAACTGCAAGTGGCAAAGCAATACTTGCAGTTCAAAGAGCCTCACAAATGCCTGTAACCGAACAAACAATATCACTAAAAGCAACTTTAGAAGGATTGTCAAGAATATGGTTAGATATGTGGAAAACATATGCTACAGATGGTTTAGTAATAGACTATGAAGAATCTAATCCAACTACTGGGGAAGTAAGTTCTAGACCAGTTAAGGTACCTTATAGTGTATTACAAGAACTACAAGCAAATGTAAAGATAGATATTACCCCTAAGAGTCCTTATGATAAATATGCACAAGAGTTATCGTTAGAAAACATGTTAAAAGCAGGATACTTTACTGCTGAAAAACTAGCAGAACTAGAAGTATATGTAAGTTTATTAGATGATGACAGTTCAATGCCTAAATCTAAGTTAGAAGAAGCAATAAAGAAAATGAAAGAATCTCAACAAAGAATAGCAGATATTCAAACACAGGCTCAGCAATTAAAAATGCAAGCCAATAACTTTATTGCTAATCAGCAAGATATAACAGGTATAGGGCAATATGGAAATCAATTAATTAATCAAGCAATGGCTACTAGATAGTTATTGCTTTTTAATAGTCCAAGCATTGTAAGACTTTAAAAGAAAATGGAATAGTGAAGTCAAACACTTAAAAAAATAGGAGGAAAGAAAATGAACGAAGAATATGATGTTCAAACACCTGTTACAGATGTAACTGAAAACACTGAAGCTCAATCAGTAGAAGAAAATGAGGAAGGTATAGAGTTAACTGATACCGCTTCTCAAGAGGAAGAAAAACAAGAAGTTAAAACTTATACTGCAGAAGAAGTAGAAAAGATGGTTAATGATAGATTAAATACTTTACTTCCAAAGAAAATCGAAAGAGAAAAAAGGAAGATGGAAAAGCAATATTCTGATAAATTAGCCAAATATGAAGAAACTGACAGTATATTAAAGGCAGGCCTTGGAACTAAAGATATCTCTGAATCTAATCAAAGAATGAGAGAATTCTATAAAGAACAAGGAATTGATATACCTGCTTATTCAAAACCTAAATATTCTGAAGAAGATGAAAAGATTTTAGGTAAAGCAGAGGCTACTAAAATCATTGATTTAGGATTTGAAGAAATGCAAGAAGAGGCAAATAGACTAGCCACTATTGGTGTTGATAAAATGACACCTAGAGAGAAAGTTTTATTTAATACTCTTGCAGATGAACTAACTCATCAAAAACAAGTCAAAGAGTTAGCGGAATTGGGTGTGAAAGATGATGTGTTAAAGGATGATAATTTTAAATCTTTTGCTAGTCAATTTAATTCAAATACACCTATTAAAACAGTATATGAAATGTATACAAAATTAAATCAACCTGTTAAGCCAACGGTTGAAAAGATAGGAAGTATGAAGTCAATGGCTCAAGATAAAGTTAAGGATTATTATACAGAAGATGAAATAAGAAAATTAACTGATGAAGAACTTGACAATCCTAAAATATGGGAAGCAGTTCGTAGATCTATGACTATGACTCAAAAATAATTTCTATCTATATAGAAAGGATGTGTTAAAATGGCTGTAACTAATTTCCAACAAACGATTTGGAGTAAATCGATTTTAAAAGCATTGGATACCATTACATCTCTAAGAAACCATTGTGATTTCAAATATGAAAAGGATAGCAAGAATGCTAAAGAAGTAAAGATTTTAAGTGTTTCTAGACCTACTATAAAGAATTATGTTAAAGGTACAGAAATAGAACTTGAAGGTTTAACTGATTCTAGTCAACTATTGCAACTTAATCAATACAGATACTTTAATTTTGAGGTTGAAGATATTGATAAAGCACAATCAGTTCCTGGTTTAATGGAAGAAGCTTCAAGACAATCTGCTATCGGATTAAAAGAAGAAGGGGATAAATATGTTGCTTCTATTGTAAAAACTGCAACAGAGGCTACATCAGGTGCTTTAGCACAAAGTTCATCAGTTATTGCATTAACTGCAAGTAATGCTATGGCTAGTGTTGAAGCAGGATTTACTAAATTATATGAGAATAATGTTCCAGTATCAGAATCATTATATCTTGAAGTATCTCCAAAAGTCTTTACTACTTATAGACAATCTTTAACCGAACTATCTACAAATAATCCTGAAATAATCAAGAAAGGTGCTGTTGGTAAGATTAATAATGCTTTTGTTTGCATTGAAAATCTATTACCTACTGGTAAAAAGGCTGCTGCTTCTACTTCTGATGATGTAACTTATAACATCTTAAGAACAGGAAAAGCTATTGCTTTTGCTGAACAAATTGAAAAGGTAGAAGCATATAGACCAGAAAAGGCTTTCCAAGATGCATTAAAAGGATTATATGTATTTGGTGCTAAGATTGTTAACCCTAAAGAAATCTATATAATGAAAACTGAGATGTAAAATAAGAGGAGCAATCCTCTTTTCATTGCCATATGGTGAAGTGGTAACACATTGCACTTTGACTGCAACATTCCCTAGTTCGAATCTAGGTATGGCAACCAATTAGGAGGAAAAATAATGAACAACGAATTATTTACAATAAAACCAAGTTTAAGACAATATTACGGAAGAACTATAACTAAGGAAACTGAGTTCGATGAATATACAGATGATAAAACAGTGCATCAAACTTTAAAAGATTTAATATTAACCACTGAGATTAATAAAGAAAATGAATATGATGGAATAAAGAGTATAGAGTATAGTAAATTAACTCAAATAATACCAGAAGAAACGATTTTAATTTGGAGCGAGACAGATGGTTATATTATTCCTAATGTACCTGTTTATAAACTAAAGGACTTGGAAAAAGAAATTAAAGAAATTAAAGAAATATACAAAGATAATACAGATATTAATCCAAAAGGATAGGTGATAGTATGACATTACTAGAAATGAAGAAAAAAGTATTGAGACTGATTGAGGAAATAAATGATAAAAGTGCCTTATTAACTGATGATCCTGATATAGCAAACAAAATAAATGATGTTATAAATCAGATTCAAAATGAACTTGCCAGAATAAAAAAAATACCTGCTAAAGAAGAATTAGAAGTAACTAAAGGTGATGAGATTGACTTTTCTGAGATAGCAAAGGATTTATTTCAAATTAACATTGTTAGGGGAGTTGAAAATGATATTATAGGTAATACTATTAATTTCTATGGTGATGGTGTTGCTAAAATATATTATTACAAGTATCCTAAACAAATAACTGCTGATACAAAAGATAGTGAGTTTACTTTTGATTTATCAACAGATGTACTTGAAATAATGCCTTATGGTGTGGCTGGTGATTTACTTAAATCTGATATATCAGCTAGTTATGGACAAGTTTATTCAAATAGGTATGAACAAATGTTACAAAGATTAGATCCAAGATTTCATACTGGTAGTATTTATCTAGAAGGAGATGGTACTTATGAGTTCTTATAGTAGTTCTGGTGGTGTTCCTAGTGGAGCATTAGTTACTAGAAAAGTAGATAACTTTGCAGGTGTTGATTTCAGTAATAGTGATACTAATTTATCTAGAAGTCCTGATAGCTTAAATATGTGGAAAAATTACAAAAATAATAGTGCTGGAATAGAAACAAGACCTGATATGGAATTAGTAGAAGAATACAATAATACCATATTAGGTCTCTTTTTTTATGATATAGGCAATACTACTCATAAAATAGTCCATTCAGGAACTAAACTTTATGATAATGGTACCGAAATATTTAGTGGTATGAATTTGATTAGAAGTCAGGCTTTTATATTTAATAATATATTTTATATAAAAGATGGTTTAAATTATCTTGAATACAATGGAACTGAAATAAAAGAAGTAGAAGGCACTATACCAACTACTACCATAGGAGATCCTACTGGGGAGGGAACAACATATCAAGATGTAAATTTACTTACTGGACTTAGAAAGAATCTAAGAATAGGTGATGGTGTAACGACAAAGTTTAAACTAGATACCGAAAACATAGATAGTGATTATGTAGTAACTGCTAAAGTAACTATAGGACTAGACACACTTACTTATGTTCAAGGCAAAGACTTAACAGTAAATGTTACAGAAGGAAGTATTACTTTTAATACTGCTCCTGCTAAACCTACTACTGATGGTCAACACAATGTTGAAATATTATTCAGAAAGACTATTCAAGGATATAGAGATAGAATTAACAAGTGTACTATGCTAGCAGTATTTGATAACAGAGTATTTTTTAGCGGAAATCAAGATTATCCTAATGCTATTTTCCATAGTTCATTGGAAGATCCTAGATATATTAGCGATTTAGATTATTATAACGAGGGAATGGATTTAGCAAAGGTAAAGGCACTAATACCTAGTAACAATGCTTTATGGGTGTTAAAAGAACCATCACAAGCAAATACTACAGTCTTTTATCATAATCCAGTTGTTGATAGCACGTATGGAAAAATATATCCATCAGCACATTCAAGCATAACAACAGGTTGTGTCTCTACTGGAATTAACTTTAATGATGATATAGTTTTCTTTTCTGATAGAGGTATGGAAGCAATTAGTGGAAATATTACTTCAGAGCAATTACTAGCACATAGATCTAGTATGGTTGATGGTAAATTACTAAAAGAATCAAATTATAAAAATATGATGTTAGAAGAGTGGGAGGGCTATCTTTTAGTAATTATAGATAACAAAATTTATTTAGCAGATAGTAGACAAAAATATCAAAATATAAATGTTGAATATGAATGGTATTATTGGGAGTTATCTTGCAATATTACTTGCACTTCAGTTAAAAATGGAGTGCTTTATTTATGCGGTAACAATAAGATTTATAAGTTAACCAAAACTAATAGCGAAATAAGTTCTTATTGGACTACTAAGCATGATGATTTCAAATATCCAGAATATCAAAAAACAACTAATAAAAGAGGCGGTACTGCTGAAGTAAAAGGTGAAAGTATAAAGATAGAGGTCAAAACAGATAATAACGACTTTGAAGAGGTTAATACTTATGACAATGTTAAGGGATACATAGTTTATAGAATTAAAAAGAAGAAATGGAAACGATTACAAATGAAATTCAGTTCTACTAAACCATTTGGTTTAAATAATTATACATTAGAGTCATTTGTAGGCGGATATGTAAAGAGGTGATAAAAATGGCAATTTATGATGTTAATTACGATGACAAAAGATTCAAAGATGTCGAAAATGAAAAACAAAATGAATTAAATAAATATAATGAAACTTATGATAATTTAATAAATGAAAGAAATAACTTTACTAAAGAACAACAAGATATGGTTGATAGATGGGAGAACACTCAAAAAGATGTAGCAAATAAAAATCTTGAATATCAGAAAGATTTAATCGAACAACAAAGAAAAAAATCTGAACAAGCATATCAAAATGAGGCTAAAGCATCTTATATTGATTATCAAAAAGAAGTTGATAAATATGGTGTTAGTAGAGAAAATGTTGTAAATAATGGATTATCTAATAGTGGTTATGCTGAAAGCTCAAAAGTTGATATGTATAATACTTATCAAAATAGACTTGGTACTGCAAGAAAGAGTATGCAAGATGCTGGAATAGAGTTTGATAATGCAATTAGACAAGCACAATTATCTAACGATGAAACACTAGCCCAAAATGCTTTAAAAGCATTACAAGATAAATTAAATATTGCATTAGAGGGATTCAATTATAAATCAGATCAGGAAAATAATAGATTGAATTGGAATAATACGATTAATAATAATTATTACAAAAGATATAAAGATGTTGAAAGTCAAATTAATTATGAAAATGAAACTGCTGAGAAAATTAGACAATACAATGAGAATATGGCTTATCAAAAGGAACAACAAAGATTAGAACAACAAAGATGGGAACAACAAATGGCATACCAAAGAGAACAAGATGCTATTGCTAATGCTCAAAAATGGGCTAGTATAAATGCTAGTTACAGCAGTGGTGGAAGTTCTTTGTCAGATGGTGGAAGCCTTAATGATGGTGGCAATAGTAGTTCTTCTAGTAGTTCGTCATCAAATAACAATTTAATAAAGAGTAAATATAATAGTTGTCCAGCATTATCTAGCAAAAAAGCTAATAACTGGTCTAATTCTAATATATTTACTTCTAATACTATAAAAAATGGTATTTCTGAATCTGAATTAGAAAGAAAAATATCTGCAGGTTTAAAAAATAAATCTATTACTAAAAAAGATGCAGATAAAATATTAACTTGGTTTGGCCTATAAGGTGGTGATTATATGAGTAGTATTCGAGAGAGATTACTTGGGGAATCAAAAAGAAATTCTAGTATAAGAGATAGACTAGAATTGAATAGTTCATATTATAAACAAGAATATAATGATCAATTATCAAAAAGAAATAATATTCAAAAAGATATACAAAAAAACACTTATGAAAAGGGAGTTCAAACTACAGTAACTCCTTTTTCAACACAAAGAAACATTTTACCTATTCAAGAACAGACTGAAATTACTAAAAACAAAAGATTTGAAGTAACTGCTGGTCAAGATAAATTGGGGCAAAATAAAAGCATAGAAAATAAGTATCAAGAAATAAAAAAATCAAATGAATATAAAAACCAGATGAAACAATTAGAAGAACAATCAAACGAAGTCGGTTATGCTAAATATAATTACGATAAACAAAGAATTGCAGAAGATGATATTGGCTGGTATGATAAATCTATAGGAAGACTTACAGGCGGTATAGGAAGTCTTTTTGATTATAATGGTGGATTAATAAAAAACGAAAATGGTGACTTAGAATATTTACCTACATTTAATCAAATGAAACACCAAAAGGTTAAAGAAAGTTACAAAACTGGTATAGGTAGATTTGTTGGTGATGTTTTATATGAAAGTGGTAAAATAGCAGGATCAACATTGATTAATCAAGCTTTACCTGGTGTTGGTTCTACTATGTATTTTGGAAAAATGTTTGTAGATAGTACCAATCAAGCGGTTTCAGATGGTTATGATACTAGTAGTGCTACAATGTATGGTTTGGTTAATGTTGGACTTGAATATGGTGTTGGTAAGGTGCTCGGTAGTGCAACTAAAGGTTTAACTGGAGGAAAAAATGGTGATTACGAAGAATTATTAAAGAAAACATTTACTAATATAACAAAGAAGCCTAAAATTGCAAATATTTTAGCAAATGCAGGCAGTGAGGCTACCGAAGAATTTGTTCAAGAATATTTAGATAATATTAGTAAATTGCTTATTTTAGATAAAAATACTAATATTAAAGATTATGCTTCTGTTTTCTTAGATGGTGATGTACTTTCTGATGCTTTATATTCTGCTGCTATAGGTGGTGTTACAGGTGGAATAATAGGTACTGCTACTGGCAAAGATACAAATGTAGAGAATAAAGATGTAAATCTATATAAAACATTTAAAGAAGAGTTAGAAGAAACAAAGAAAAATACTACAAACAAAGAAACCATTAATAAAATAGACACAATTATTTCTAATATTAATAGTAATATTAATAATAATTCAAATGTTAATACTAATGTAGATACGATAACTTCACAAATTAGTGAATATGAAACATTAAAAGAACAAAATAAATTGACTAATGAACAAGAAATAGAATTGAACGAACTTAAGAATCAATTAAGTGCTATTCAAAATCAAAATACTGACACAAGTACTCCCATAAAAGAAGAGGCAAACTTACCAACAGTACAAGATATAGTTAATCAAGAAAAATCAAGACAAATTGGCCTTAATTTGCCAGTATATAATCAGCAAAGTAATGTTAATAACTCTGATAAGGCTATTTTGCCAACTGTGAACGATTTTAATAGTTCTAATATAAATATACCTACTAGTGATATAAAGGTTGATATGGCTAAAATAAACCCTGAAATATTAAATGATATTAAAGGATTTAAATTAGGAGATCCTAGTATTGAAAGTTATAAAGGTAGTTACATTAAAACAATGTTAAATGAAGTTGGTATAAAAGTGCCTACTGCTATGAATTATGTAAGTGAAATAAGACCAGACATGAGTTTTACTACAACTAAAGATTTAACTAGACAACAATATGCTTCAATTGGAAATGCTCTTCAAAAACTAAGAAGTGTAGATGTGACTAGTGTTAATAATGCTAATTATAGTATTCCAATAGGCAATTATCAATATGTTAAAAGTTCTAATGCAAATATAAATGAATTAAGAAGGACTGCAAGTATGTATTTAAACAATACTGCTAGATCGAACAATACTATTAAGTTGCTAGAGAATATAATAAAAGATAGAAATTATATAATAAGATTCAATCCTAATATAACTAATGAACAAGGTGTACCTGTTAATGGATTAATTACAAAAGAAAATGGTAAAACTATAATTGAATTAAATCCTAATGCTGATAATTATGTTGAATTTTTGGTTGTTCATGAAATAACTCATGACATAGCAACAAAAGAAATGAAGGAATTAATACTTGATTATGCTAAACAAGATCCTGAGTTTGAAAAATCATTAGAATCACTAAAAGAAAGATATAAAACTGATGATGTATCAGATGAAGTCGTAGCAGATGTATGCGGAGAACTATTCGGTAATAGAGAGTTTATTCAGTCAGTAGTAGAAAAGAAGCCTAATATATTTAAGAAAATACTAAATAATATTAGAAAATTAGCAGAAAAAATTAAGGGCACTGGTGCTAATGAGTATGTAAGTTTTGTTGAAAAGTTAAAAACTATGTGGGAAGATGCTTATTATAGTAATAAGAGTAACCTTAAGAAAACTGAATATATGATGACAGGAATAAAAGGTGCTAGAAATGCTATAAAAAATGATAGTTATAATCAATTTTTAAATGACAATTATAATAAAGCATTAATATATAAGAAAAATAATATTGAAAATGAGCAAATTCGTAGAAGGACTGGATGGTTTCAAGACAGCAAAGGTGATTGGAAATTTGAGCTTAGTGATGACGAGGCCAAAATTATTAAGAAATTAGAAAAAAATAATACATATCAATTGAATGAAATATTAGACCATAATGATTTATATGAAATGTATCCTAATTTAAAAAATAATAAAGTTAAATTTACTGATTTTGGCATAAGAACTGATGAAAATGGAAAAAAATACATAAAAAAAGGTAGAATTAATAATATAACAAATACTATATCATTGAATAATGAATTAATATCTAAGGGAAATGATGCAGTATTAGATACATTAATACACGAGATTCAACATAGAATACAAAAAATTGAAAAGTTTACACAAGGAACTACTTCTGCTATTGGATTTGAAAATTATCAAAATAACTTTGGTGAAAAAGAAGCAAGAGATACATCAAATAGAAGAAAAATGAACTATGAAACTAGACTCAAAACACCACCTATATCTTCGTTAACTGATAATATAATTGACAAAAACAAAAACAAATGGTATTCTTTAAATGAGGTTGAACAAGATGCTCAAGAAAATAATACAATTTCTTCGCAAAATGTATCTGAAAATATTTATAGCAGAGGAAAATTGGGAAGAAATACCAAAGGACAAGAACTAGAAAATAGTTCTTTTTCTTTCGATAATAAAGGCAGAAAATTATCAAAAGGGCAACAAGAATACTTTAAAGATAGTAAGGCTAGAGATGAAAATGGAAATTTAAAGGTTTTATATCATGGCACACCAAACGATTTTACTAAATTTAGCTATGATAAATTAGGAACAAATGGAACTTTGTTAGGTAAAGGATTTTATTTAACTGATGATATTAATGTTGCCAAAGCCTATGCTAGTAAAGGCGAAAAAGGGAAGGTAATGGAATTGTACGCTGACATTAAAAAGCCTTTAAAATGGGGAGAAAAATCTATTTCTAAACAACAATATAAATCTTTTGTAGAATCAATAAATGAAATTACAAATGGTACGTTGTTTGCTGATTACAGTGGTGAATATAGTGAAAAAGGAAGCACACAATATAATTCTACACTGAATGACATATTGATGGATTATGAATATGGTGGAGATGATATTGATTTAGTATCTGGAATATTAAATACAACTGGTATGTCTTGGAATAAGGGATACAAGATTTTAAAAGATACAACAGGTTATGATGGAATAATAGTTACAACTGATGTTTACGATAGTGGTGAAGGTAATGTATATATACCATTTCAAAGTAATCAAATAAAAAATGTGAATAACACTAATCCAACTTCAAATGAAGACATAAGATATTCTCAAAGCACTAAAGAGTGGAATGAATATTTAAAAGATAATTTTCCATCAGCAGGAACAAAAACTAAAATGTCTGATATTAAATTACCTATTAGAGAAGATATAAAAAATGGTTCTAAGAAAAGTAGTATTTTAAATCCAAATGAAATATCAAAATTAACTAAAGAAGATGCTAATACTACACCAATATTACCTAAAAAAGGAAACATAAATAAAGTTAATGATGGTAACAGCCATTTTGCTAAAAATATTAAAGATAAAGTTAATATGCTAAATGTAGAGCAAAAGTCTGAAATGCTTTCAAAAGAAGATGTTAGATATTATGATAAAGTAACCAATAAAGAAAGTTTAGAAAAGGCTTTCAAAAAAATAAATGATGGTGGCAGCTCAGAAACATTAAGATGGGTAAAACAAGATAGTAAGAATGCAAATGCTACAGATGTAGCAGAAGGCTGGATTTTACTAAAGCAATATGCTGATAATGGTGATTATGATAGTATGGTAGAAGTCGCCAAAAAAATGAGAGAAATTGGAACAACTGCTGGTCAAACAGTACAAGCATTTAATATTATGGAAAGAATGACACCTGAAGGTATGGTAAAATATGCTCAATCTGAATTATCTGAAGCTTATGATAGAATGGTTAAAAATAAATCTAAAGAATGGATAGATAAATATAGAGAAGACTTTGACTTAAAGCCTAATGAAGTAAAGTTTATTATGGATACAATGCAAGAAGTACAAAACATGAAAGATGGCTATGATAAGAGAGTTAAACTTGCAGAAATACAAAAATTAATGACTGATAAACTACCACCTGAAAAAGGTGCAAAAATTAGATCTTGGATGAGAATATCTATGTTGTTTAATCCTAAGACTCAAGTAAGAAATGTTGCTGGTAATGCTTTGATAATGCCGGTTAATTCTTTCGGTGACTTATTTTCTAGTTATGCTGACAAGTTAATCGCTAAAAAAACTGGTGTAAGAACAACCGGTACTACTAATGTAAAAGCAATGCTTAAGGGAATTAAAAAAGGAGCCTATGAGGCTACTAACGACTATAAAAAAGGAATCAATACCAAAGATATGGAAGGCAATAGATTTGAAATATCAGATGGTAAATCATTTAGTGAAAAGAATTTGATGGGAAAGACTCTAAATAGAACAGAGTCTTTATTAAATTATGTTATGGATGTTGGTGATAGAGTATTTAGTGAGGCTGCTTTTGAAAACTCATTGCAAAACCAATTAGTACTAAACAACACTACTGAAATTACACAAGAAATGATAGATATAGCACATCAAGAGGCTTTATCTAGAACATGGAATGATAATAATAACTATACTAGATTTGTTTTAGGTGTAAGAAAAGGACTAAATAAATTAAATGTTAATGGTTATGGTCTTGGTGATGTATTGATACCATTTGCAAAAACACCTGCTAATTTAACAAAAGCAATTGTTGATTATTCGCCTGCCGGTTTAGTTAGTACTATAAATAAAGGCATTAATTTAAAGAGATCACTTACAAATGGACAATATACTGCCACTATGCAACATGAATTTGTTCAAAGTTTAGGTAAGGCTACTGCTGGTACCATGTTATATATACTTGGTATTGCACTTGCAAAAGCTGGAATAACAAGTGGTGATAGTGATGATGATAAAGATACTGCTAATTTCTTAAAGAACACTTTAGGAATTAGTTCTTATTCAATTAAAATTTGTGGTAAGTCATTTACTTATGATTGGGCTCAACCTTTGGCTGCTCCACTATCAATAACCGCTAATGTAGTTAATTCTAATAGTAGTGACTCTAAAGCATTGCTAGAAGGTATAGTAGGCTCTTTAGATACCGCCGGAAGTATTTTGTTGGAACAATCATTTTTACAAAGTATAAATGATGTTCTTAGTGATAATGATGGTGTCGTATCAGGAATAATCAATGAAGTCTTGCAATTACCAGCCAGAGCAGTTCCTACTTTTTCTAAGCAAATAGCAGATTTGTTAGATGGTACACAAAGAACTTCATTTGAATATGGAAAACCAATTCAAAGTGCGGTAAATAGTATAAAAGCCAAAATACCTTTTGTGAGCAAAACTTTAAATCCTACAGTTGATACTATGGGCAGAGAGATACAAAAATATGGTGGAAAGAATAATATCTTTAATGTATTTTTAAATCCTGCCAATGTTAGCACAGAAAATATAAGTGAATCTGCTGAGGAAATATATAGACTGTACAAAGAAACTGGAGAGACAGATGTTATGCCTAGAGTAGCACCTTACTATATAAATCAAAAAGGCGAAAAAATTATGATGACAGGTAAAGATAGAGTTGAATATCAAAAAATATCTGGTGAAATAATAGAAGACAATATCAAAAAACTAATTAATAATGCATCTTATTCAAATATGTCTGATTCAGATAAAGCAAATGTTGTTAAAGATATAGTTAATTATTCTTATAACATTGCTAAAAAAGATGTATTAGGATTAGAACTTTCTAATACATATCAAAAAGCATATGAATATTCTGAAATAGGAGATATAGGAGATTATTATACATTTAAAGAAAGTATTGATAATACTGATAAAGATACCAAAAAGGCTAGTATAACTAAATTCTTGATAGATAGTGATTTGAATAATGAACAATTAGCATATTTATATGGTAATTATTATTCAAGTGATAAAGTTTTAAATGCTTTGGTACAATCAAATATACCAATTAAAGAATACATAAAGTTTAATTCTGAAACATTTGAGAGTGATTATTATACAAATGGCAAGACTGTACCTAATTCTAGAAAAAATAAAGTGATTAAGTATATTAATAGTTTAAATCTTAGTATTCCTCAAAAAGCAATGCTTATTAAAATGGAATATAGTAGTTTTAAGCAATACGACAACCAAATAGTTAAATATGTTAATAATATTGATTGTTCTTCCTATGATAAAAAAGTAATACTAAAGACTATCGGATTTACTAGTTATGATAAGGATATAATTAATACTATCAACTCTAAAAACATATCTGTTGAAGAGAAGACCAAAGAGTTAGAAGAACTAGGATTCAAAGTAAGAAATGGTAGGGTGTATACAAAATGATAAATAAAAGAGATATAAATAAGTTACGAACACCAGAAGACTTAGAAAGAAAGTATAACCTCAATGATATTTTGACATTAAAAGAAAACTATGAATTACAAAAAAACGGACTTAATAAAGTAGAAAATGAGTTAAATGGCTTTGTGATTGCAACAGGAAAGAACTTAAAAGAACTTCAAGACCAGGTAGATGGAAACATTACTACCTGGTTTTATTCTGGAGTTCCTACTGATAGTAATGAACCTGCTAAAAATTGGACTACTGATAATGAAAAAAATAATCACTTAGGAGACCTTTATTATGATAAAGATACTGGTTATGCCTATAGATACTCACTTGATAATGATGTTTATAGTTGGATAAAAATTACCGACAATGATGTTACTCAAGCTCTTGCAATAGCAAATAGTGCTAAAGATACCGCTGATAGTAAGAGAAGAGTTTTTGTGGTTGAGCCAACAACACCTTATGATTGCGGAGATTTATGGATTAAAGATGAAGAATTATATAGATGCCAAACTACTAAATCAAAGGATGAAACATTTGAAGAAAATGACTGGATAATTGCTACTAAATATACTGATGATACTAAAGCAAATCAGGTAGGAGAAAATCTTACTATATTAAGCGGAACTGTTACCGAGATAAAAAATAATGTTGATAAGTTAGATACTACTATGACAAATACAACTTCACTTGTTGATGAACAAGGTAGAAGCATAGGTATTTTGCAAGAACAACAATCAGAGGTTACCCAAACAGTAAACAATTTTGATATATCTATGAAAAATGTACAAAAAACATTAGATACTCAAAATGGTACTATTCAAACACTTGAAGGCAAGATTACTGATATGAATTTTAGTTTTAGCACTAAAGGTTTATCTGTAGGTACATCTAGTGATGCAAACAATTCATTGCTTGATAACCATGGTATAAAGGTATATAACTACGAAAAATTAAATGCAATCTTCAACAATAAAGGCTCTGGTATAGAAAAACTAATAGTTACTGGAACTGCACAGATAGGATATTTGAAATTCATTAAATCTACCAAAAATGGCGAAAAAGGAACGAAAATATTCCACTTGAAAGAATTAATTGAAGATCTTGAAGATTTGGAGGTGTAATATATGGCAACATTAACAACAAGTTTTCAAAGGTTAGGAGAAGCCTATATTGGTACATCCGGTGGTAGTTTATATGTAAGAATATATGCAAAGTATACAAAACAAGATATAGCAAACAATAGAACTTATGTAGTTTATGAAGCCAGAAGTTACTACGATAAAGCAAGTTATATATATGACCAACAAGGTAGTATTGGTGTAAGTGGAACAAGTGCTGATTATCAAAGTGCCGGATGTACTAGACCAACTGGTATAGGGGAAAGCGTATCTGTTTCTACTGAGGGTTGGGTATATCACAACAATGATGGAACAAAGAGTATTAGTTGTGCTGCTTCAATTAGTTTTCCTAACTGGGGTTGGGGCAATACAGCATATGGTAGTGCAGACTTACCTAGAATACCAAGAGCTAGTGGTGTTGCTTGTAGTAGTCCTTATATTGGTGATAATGCCATCATCAGTATTGACAAAAAAGCATCATCATTTACTAATACATTGACTTATAAAATAGGTACTTTAACTGGCACTATTGCTACAAAGACAAGCGAAACGACAGTACAATTTAAAACCAGTGAAATTGAAGATAAAATATATGCATTAATTCCTGATGCTAAAGAAATAAAAGGTAATATTTTGTGTACAACCTACAATGGTGATACACAAATAGGTGATACACAATCCACGAATTTTAACTTATATGCTAAAGAGAGTGTGTGCAAGCCTGGTGTAACTGCTACTATAGTTGATACTAATACAAATGTTACGAGTATAACTGGTAGTAATACTAAATTCGTTAAGTATATATCTAAACCAAAAATAACTGTATCTGCTACTGCTAAAAAGAGTGCTACTATCAAAAATTATTCTATTAATTTGAATGATGGTCAAACTTCAAACTTACAAGAGAATACTTTTGATAGCATTGGATCGAACAAAGTAACTGTATCTGCTACTGATAGTAGAGGATATTCTAATTCATCAGATGTTGAATTGGATATGATTGATTATATCAAATTACACATAAATACTATATCAATAACAAGACCTGAGGGTACTTCAAATGAGGCAATTCTAAATTGTAATGGTGCTTATTACAATGGTTCATTTACTGCTACTACTGCTAATACTCTTAGTGGTAGTTTTAAATATAGGAAATCAGGAACTACTGACTGGACTGATGGTGGAAGTATAACTCCTACTATCACTGATAATACATTCAAAATAACCAATTTATCACTGGGGTCTTCTTTTAATTATGAGGAAGAATATCAATTTGAAATATCATTTGAAGATAAGTTCGTTATTGCTAAAGAAGTTGTATCTTTGGAAAAAGGTAGAGAAACTATTTTTGTTGGTGATAACAAAGTTTATGTATATGGTAGTGCATATTTAAATGATTACCCAATTCTTTACTTCACTGAAGAAGAGGAATGGGAAGAATAGGAGATGTGAAAATGAAAAAAGTAAACTATGAGTTAATGAGGGGGGGGTCGTTTACTAACAAAAACGATAATCTCTCTAAACATGATTGGAGGGAGTATTATTTAGTATCTACTCCAATGGGAGCAAGTTATGGCTTGTAAAGGTGGTACACTAAAAAGTGGTACTGATGACTACTATCCAAATGCTTATTATAAAGTTGGAGATTTATTTCTAACTACAAGAAATGAAAATCCATCTTTAAGGTTTGGTGGTACTTGGGAGTTGTTCGGTAAAGGTAAAACTTTGGTGTGTGTAGATGATAGCGATTCTGATTTCAATGCAGTGAAAAAGACAGGTGGAGAAAAGAAACATAAGTTAACAATTGAAGAAATGCCTAGTCATAATCATACAGAAAAGTATGTTGGTGTTGGTTGGAAGCAAGATGGTGCAAGTGGTACTTATTGCGTTTCTTCTGCACTAGAGCCCTATCGTGTAACCGGTGATGCAGGTGGAGGACAACCGCACAACAACTTACAACCGTACATAACTTGCTATATATGGATTAGGACTGAATAATGCGAGCTTTAATGAAAGTATTGAAAAATTTGTTTGGAAATAATACAAAGATATCTGCAAGTGACATAGCAATTAAAAATTCAAATAATAAAGGTATGAGTCTTGACAATTATCTAAAAAAAACTACCTTGTATGATAATCCAGATGGAACAAATGCCAATTTTACATTAAACGATAGTGCTTCTAACTATGAATATTTAGAAATATTTTTTGGTTATGGTAAAAACGGTAATTTCGGAAATAGTAGTGTAAAGCTTTTTTATGAGTATCAACAAAGTGCAAACTTGATATTAGGAATATACGATGGTACTAGCGCACAACAAATGATGACCACTATTGATGTAAATAATAGAAATGTATCAATTAGAAAATGCGGTTTGGTAGACCTGACTACACATGATAAATATACAATAAGTTATATAAAAATATACAAGGTTGTTGGCTATAAATAAAATAGAGAGATTGAATATGTTAGTAAGCAAAATTATGCAAGTATTAAGTAATTTATTTGGATTAAATAAAAAGATAAATGCTAGTGATGTAGCAATAAAAGATAATAATGGTAAAGCAAGAACATTGGATAAATCTGTAATTGTTAACAGTGGAAATAATGAAAACGGAAATTGGGTAAAATGGGCAGATGGAACAATGATTGTTAGACAATCAAAAATTTGTGATCAAGTAACAACTAGTGTTACAGATGGAAATATTTATCGTTCAAATTTAGGAACAATGCCTGATTTTCCAGTCGAATTTTCTGAACCACCCGATGTTTTTTTAACTTTAACTAATGCTTTTAAATTGATAGTCGCTGGTCAAGAAGGAACAACAACAAAAAAAAGGGCATTTGAATACGAAGGCAATCCTGCATTAATTGGAGTAGAAAGTGCAACTTTTCAAACTAGAACAAATGTTAAAGTTAATTTATTAGCAATAGGAAGATGGAAATAAAAAACAAAATAGAAAGGAATTAAAAAGATGGATAAAATAACTAAAAAAGTAAAATTGGCAATTACTTGGGGAGGATGGATTATAGCTGTAGTCGTATTTCTATGGTCTGCTTTTGGAGTGTATTATAAATTTAATGAAAATTTAAAGACCATTCAGAAGTCAACATTAAGAAATACTATTTGGAATGAAGATATCCCAATGCACGATAGACTAGAAAGCTGCGATAGTTATCTAGCATTAGGCTATAATTCTGAAACAAAAAAGTTTTGTAATAAATTATTAGAAAGAGGTGATAATTAATGAAAAAAGGATTAACTGATGTGAAAAGTTATGTAACTGTATTGTTTGCTACTGCTTTAGTAATATTACTATTTATAGCAGTATTTAAATCAGAAAGCATATTCGAAACAGTATTCTTATTGTTTACTAATTTGTGTACTGCAGTTTTTACATATTTTTTCACAAGAAAAGCAAAAGAAGTTAAGGAGAGTGATAGTAATGAATAGCGAAGAATTAGTATTAACAGAAGAAATGGAATTAGAACTAAGTAATGGTAAAGGGGATGAAGTAGATGAGTAAATCAAGTTTAGTACAAGTAGTAGTACCTGCAGATGAGGGGAATTATACTAAAGGTAGAAGTGGTAGAAGTATTGAAGCAATTACTATTCATCATATGGCAGGAAGATTAACTGCAGAACAATGTGGTAGAATATTTCAAGCAAAAGGTAGATATGGTAGTTCTCACTATGGTGTAGGTTATGATGGCAGTATTGCTAATTATGTTGATGAAGAAAATACTGCTTGGACTAATTCAAATTGGGATAGCAACTGTAAATCAGTAACAATTGAAACATCTGATAATGATACTTCTTGGTATGTTAACGATACTACATTAAATAGCCTAATCAAATTAGTAGCAGATATTGCTAAAAGAAATAGTCTAGGAACATTAGTACCAGGGAAGAACTTAACTTGGCATTCAATGTTTACCTCTACAGATTGTCCAGGTGACTACTTAAGAAGTAAAATGCAGTATATTGCAGATGAAGCAAATAAGATTAATAATGAAAGTACATCAAATGAAGTCAATGTTTATTATATGGCTAGAACTAAAAAGCATGGCTGGTTAAAAGAAGTTAAAAATCTAGAAGATTATGCAGGCTGGGAGAACAGTCCTATAACTGGTTTTGCCATTAGAGTAGATAAAGGCTCTGTTAGATATAGAGTACACATAAAAGAAATTAAAGATAATAATGGAAATATAATAGTTAAAGGAAGATGGCTTCCTTATGTTAATGATTATAACATAAAAGATAAGATAAATGGCTATGCTGGTAATGGCAATATAATCGATTGTGTAGAAGTTTACTATTATACCCCTAATAATATAAGACCATACAAAAAAGCTAAATATAAAATAAATGATTACCCTTATCAATACGACAATGAAAAAGGTAATGGTCAAGATGGATATGCTGGAGTAATGGGTGTACCTGCTACTAAGTTCCAAATTGTCATTGAATAATGAATAGTGATGTTAAAATTATGTTAAAAATCTACCGAACAAAAAAGGTAGATTGGATGGGCTTTGCAGTAACAAAGAATTGCCCTTTAACAAGGCATCATATATTTAAGAGAGTTTATGGTGGTGAAAACAATATATCTAATTATGCTTTATTAATTCAAAAATCACACGAATTACTACATAAATTAGAAAAGATAGATCATAATGCTTATTTAGAATTAAATGAGCTTTTTTTAGAGTTAAACAGAAGTATGCAACCACCAGATAAAGAATACTATAAAAAAGTAGGTAGGGTATTGAAGAGAAGTAGGCAATAGCTGTCTACTTCTTTTTTAATGCCTCAATTTGCATTTTTGCTCTTTTTATGCTATAATAACCAACCAAATGAGGGGTTAATATGGTTGAAAAAAGAATAAATAATAAGGAAATTATCTTTAAATTAACAAAAAGAAAAGATAGTATATTAATAATTAAGTATAATTTAAAAAATAAAAGGGCTTGGTTTCAAACTGAAAGCATGCCTAAAAGAAAAGCTATAGATATTAATAGAGTAGTTAACCTATAGTTTTTTTTATTTATTTAAGAGATAAAATATGATAGTATAAATAACTAATATGGAAGGAGGTGAAAAAATGAAAAATAATAAAAAGTTTATAAAGCCTTTACCGTTTGTTGGATTTTTGGGTTGTAAAAAAGGTGAAACACCCAAAGGGTGGAAAAAAATAGAAAAAAAGTAGTTTGCACTACTTTTTATTCTAAATAGTTTCTCTTGAATACCTCAACAAAGTCTTCTCTAGTACCAATAAACTCTTCCCAGTATAATTGACCTTGCTTATGCCAATAATCATTGAATTGGCTATTTTCTTGCTCTTTAGAGTGGCAATTTAAACATAGCCTTAAACATAGACCATTTTTCATAGAATTTTGTCTATTTCTTCCTGCATATATTTCGTGCCAGGTCAGTTTGTAGGTGTTACCACATAAGTAGCATCTTTCAATATTATCGCTAAATACACTATATCTATTTCTTTCTAAATTTGTTAGTTTATTTGATTTTCTTTGCATTTTAACAGGTTTTTGTTGCTTTTTTTTCAACGATTGTGCATTTTTTCTTATTTGATTGTTATTTGATTTTTGTAGTCCACTTGTAGCCGTACTTTTTTTGTCAGAAGTGGACTTTTTTCGTTTTATCTCTGCAGAACACTGTGTTTTTCTGCAAAGGTCTGCAGAGATTTTCTTATATTCTTTATTATCACATTCCCTACAAGTGGAAAGCTTTATTTCTTTATTTAGTAATTTACAATATGGTTTATTCTTTCTTTTCTTTAAGTTTATACAATAGTTATTCATTATTAATCTTCCTTTCTAGATAATACCGAATAACATTTTAGGTACACTTTAGGTACATTATTTTTAAAAGGCCAAAGAAATAGGTAGAATTATAATAGTGTCAATGTCATACAATTCAATGATTTATGAGTATTTATATATATGGTATATATCAATAAATTCTTTCCCTTCACCCGCACCAAATAGTACTTAAAAGAGTTTGAAACAAAAACAAGCTCTTTTTTTGTACTATTTTACTCGAACTTGCTTAACTGCCAGTTATGAGTTTATAGTACTAAGAATATATTATAAAACTAAAAAAGACAGATATAAAA